TCCGCTACCAATAAAAAGGTTCGGGAAGGTGCTTCGGGACCATTACGGGGCTGTGACGCGTCAAACTACCTATAAGTCGCGTAGTGTGACGTGCCTCATTAACTATAAATTATTATAGATTCTCACTGATTATCTATAAGTGAGTTATAGATAAAGATTACGGTACGGCGTTCATCTATAAGCGACATTACGAGGCAGCGTACCGTAATACTCAATATCTATAATTATTTGGGGTGTTTTTATAGATGGGGTAACAGCGGTAAACAAAAGTAACACACGATTTTTTACCGCTAAGCCCTTACGTAGCAAGGGCTAGAGACGAAAGTAACACAGGTTAATATCCTATATAAGTATATAAAGTAATAATATATAAGAAATTATAGAAAGTAAGAAATTATAGATAATAGATAAAAGAGCTTATATAAAGGGAAATTTTCAGGGGATTTACGCTAAGCCCTTATGTGACGGGGTTTGAGCTGTCACACGGGCGTGTGTAACCCTCTATTACGATACAGCGTTCCGTAATGCTTCGCTCGTTGCGCCTCGTGGCGATACTGGTTGCACGTTACGGGTGCGGTGCGCTAATATCGCAAGCATCAAGAGAAATAACCGAGAGAAATTTACACATGGCGATACTATCCGACGAGGACTTGAAGCTGTGTGACCTGATTTGGTTCGGACCGTCGAGAGGGCACGACAGCGTGACGGTATTCGACATTCACTTTCCAAACGAGCGGCACACACGCAACAACCAGCAAAAACTACAGTACATTTCGCAGTTCAAGCAGCGCGACAACGTGAAGGCGCGTCTCGCTGAATTACGCGAAGAGGCGACGCAACGCTTCCGCGACTCGATCGCGGAACTGCCCGCACAATTCGGACGCCTGGCAATGGATCCGAAAGAACGTTTCGCATTCCTACCTCACGAGATTGTCGAGCGCACAAACGCGAAAACCGGCGAGGTGTTGGGGTACGTATCGACTCCGGTCGTACAAGACCCGTACGAAGTCCCGCAGCACTTGTGGCCCTACGTCGAAGAGTTCAAGTTCGAAGCGCTGATCGGAAAGTTCGTTGTAATACCTCGCGAACCGGTCGGCGAGAAGACCCGAGCGAAGTACGCCGACATGTTGGCCAAGATGGGCGGCGCGTATGCCCCTGAACGCCTCGAAGTGTCAGGACGTGACGGTCAGCCAGTCGAAACGATTAACACGACCATGAGCGCCGTAGAGGCCGCAGAAATTTATAAGAAAAGTATCAAGGGCGAAGCTTGACGCACCGCGACGGGTGCGCTAGTATTCGTTTCGTGGGTGTCAAGCTTCGCCACTCACATGTACTCGGCTAGGTTGGTGGGCACATCATCTGAAGCCTAAGTCGCTCCAGGCGCGCCGAGTAACCCCCTTTCCTTCGGAGCGAACAGGAGCACGACATGCAAACCGATACATACAAAGCACTCTGTAAACTACTCCAAGGCGACTATCGCAGCGAATCAAGCATCCAGCTTGTAAAACGCGTTGAAGGGCTTGTAAAAGCGCTACGCACTGAACGCGACGAGCTACGAGGCACGATTAACGGCCTCAAGCAATTAGTCGAACTTCCAGAGTCGGCAGGACTTACCGAGTTATTCAACGCTGTCGAAGCGCTTGAACTCAAAAAGTCGGAGCAGGACGACGCGGTACGCAGTTTAAAATCCGCAGAGTTTACCAACAACGGGATGTGTAAAGCGATGGAACAGACCGCCCGAGTTGAAGAACTACTCGCAGAACTCCACGACACGGCTACGCTGCTATTGAACAACAACGCCATGGATACTAACGTACTGACGTCGGTGCACAAACTACTCGCCCGTCCAGACACCACACAGCCCCAACTGAACGAAATCCGTTACGTACTGCATGGCGACATTCAGCCGTGTACAGTGCTTTACAGCGACGACACGACCACCCTGTTACGCCTCGACGAAGGCGACATTATGTGTGAAACCGATACGATCGAATGGTCCGACTCGGTTACGTACCGTTGCCAGGAGTTGCTGAAGTTGGTTGACGTTAGGTCGTCAGGACGTGTAGCACCGCTTCTTGCACAGCTAGTACGTGACGAGCGTATCGTGCTTAACGACGAGTCGCCAGTTGACAGCGATGAAGTTTTTACCACACAACCGATGGTCGCCCGTGCACCGATGCAACGACCACAGGAGCGCTAACCATGAAACTACGTAAAGCATTACTCACCCTAACGCTATTAACGCCCCTAGCGTACGCAGAGCCGTCGAACCTTGAAAAGCTGCAAGAGCTCGAAAAGTTCCGAGAAACCGCTCAGGCTGGCATACGTCGCCAAGATGAGGCACTAGCGCGTTACATGTGTAACCAGTCTATCGACCCGAACTGTGAAGCTCAGGCGTTACGCATCCTCAAACAATACACCGCTAACGCGATAAAGATGTACAAAGTCGAAACGCAGTACCAAGAACTTAAAGCGAAGTTAACGGGCGGTAAAACCGTACCAAGCGATAAGACCCTGGTCGCGGGCTTCCAGTAACATGACCGACTACGTAACGGGCGGCCAGTCAATCGACACCGTCCTTGCGATGTTTTACTGCTTCCCACTCGCTCCGATATACCGTGAAAAGCCTCACATGGTGATACGCCCCGACGGGCGTGTACACGGTGTATTCCCTGACGCTCGCACCGTCTTCGTAATGGAACCCGACGACGTCACGGTGTGGCAAGCAGCATACGACGCAAACCTCGCACTATTCCCACTGAACGCTTAACGCGCTACAATAGCCCCTATAACTGAACACACGTATAGGGGCTACAAAATGCCGACACCTTCAGGTCTCGTGACCAAGCAAGAACTAATCGACGCACAACTCGACACGGCGCACCTGGGGCGTGTCGTAAACTCAAAGGACGCATTGGGCAACCCGATCACCACATCCACTAACCGCACAGGTGGCACGAACCGCACGCTTGACGCACTTGAGGCTGATTACCTCGAAGCGATTCAGGGCGCGGGCGGTATTCCGATCGGTACGTGGACGGCAGGCGTTACGACGTTTAACGCTTTCAACGAATACGCGATCTATAACGGCATCCCGTACAAGCCGCGCACCTCTGCGACCCTGCCATACGTGGCGCAAGGCGCGAACCCGACAACCGGACCGGACGACGCGAACGTGCAACCGTACCAAGAGATAACAGAAGCTCAGGTCGTTGCGGTCGTTGAGGAGACTATTCCTGATTTGACCAACATAGTTTACAAGGCTTCAGGGGGTAATTCTGCTGTTGAGAATATGATTGCGGGGGTGCCTATTGCGATTAGTGTTGGAGATACCGCAAGCACAGGCGCGGGCAGTTGGAAGCGGATAGCTAGTAACGGGGGTGTGTCGGACTTTATACCCTTGAACGGTGTTTGGATTTCTGATTTCGGCGATACCTTGGACGGGGTAAATGATAGCACACAACAGGTTAAAGATGCGTTTGAATACGCATCAAACAATGGACTTAGAACAGTAAAGGGTGAGGGCGTAGCTCTAATATCTTCACAAATTGACATTACCTCTCATTTTAATTGCGGAGGGGCCTTTACGTTTCTAAGAGCTTCGGCTTTTGCTGATGAAATTACAGTAAGGACAGGCGCTACAAACTTAAAAATAAAAGGCATTAGGGTAAGGTCTCAATCACCAACAAAAGTCGGCAGAGGGTTTGCTGTACATCACTACAACACTAAACTTACTAATATAGACACTGGAGGTTTCGATATTGGACTTAACATACGCTCGTTTAGTTGTAAAGCATTAAACTGCCGTTCAACTGTAAATAATACAAATCTATCAATGTCTCAACTGGATGGTGGTAACGAAATAAATGCTGTTGTTATTGATGGTGGTGAGTACTTTGGTGCGGTAGATTACGCAATGGTTATAGGAGACCAAAGGGACTACAACCCTGTAGAAACTCATGGTGTTAATATTAAAGTCATCAACACTCCGACTCTTGATCAAGGCTGTATACTAATTGATAAGGTCATTCAAGTTGAGATATCCGCTTATTTTGAAGGTTTAACATCAACAAAACAAAATGCTTACGTTCAAATAGACAATACGGACAACACCTGTCAAAACATAGACGTCCATCATTGCAACGTGCTTGGTGCGGGCTCTCAAGGTCAGTATTTTGTTAAAGCTGTTAGAGCTTGCAGGGGTTTGAGCGTTCACGACAATCAAGCGTCTTCAGTTCCTAAATGTATACTCAAAACAGATAGTGATATATACCCTGTAAGGTATGAAAACAACCAAATAACTAACAGCTCTGTAGGATACCCTGTAGTCGGCATAGGTGTTAGGTCGGGTCAAAATGATAACGCACTATCTAGGCATACAATAGATGTTTTGGGAATTTCACAGGGCGTCCCGGACTACAAGTCGATATACACATACAACAATGCGACGATAAGCCTTAACGATAGTGACAGGGGTAGGAATGATACATATATTGGCGGTATAGGTTTATTTAAAACTTCAAACCGCAACAATATCGGCGTTTCGGTAGTTGATTCAAGCACGGTTTTGTGCGATGTGATTTCTGAATCGGGATTGTTTAATGGCGGAGAGTGTGTAGTTGTAGGGTCAACAACTACATATATAATTAATGTTGACTATGACACGGGAATCATAAAGCTTAATACATTCGGATTAACTAGTGAGTCAACACTTTCACATAAGGAACCTGAAATACTCACAGAGTATTGGACTTACTCTAAGCCAACTACAACCAACTTTGCTTTCGGTTCGGTTGCTAGGAATACATACGCAAACACCCCAACCCCTGACGGATGGGTTTATAAAACTTCAGGATGGGAAGATATGAGCTAAACAAAAACCCCTAGCTAATAACTAGGGGTGACCTTTTGAAAGACATTAGACAATACGACAACGACCCTAGGGTGTGCCACGTTTGGCCTCCTAACTTCACAGAGGTGTACAAACGGAGGATAGACCTACTCAATGCAATGCGGTCAGACCCTGCGGTATGTGTTGAATAAGGTCTTCAAACCTCTTACAATGTATATAAAGTAAGAGGTTTTTTTTATGTTCATAGATAAAGCGAAAAAGGTTCACGGGACGAAGTATACGTACGATAATTGTGTATACGTTTCTTCACACTCGAAGGTAACCGTTACGTGCGCTAAACATGGGGACTTTGATATCACCGCGACGAATCATTTGTCCGGTAAAGGTTGCCCGGCTTGCGGTGTCGAAAGTCGTTCAGAGATCCGCAAAGAACGCGCACGGTCTCGCTTTACTGATAAGGCGTCGAAGGTACATCAAGGGTTTTACGATTACTCAAAAACCGAGTACGTTAAAGCATCAGAGAAGGTTGTAATAACTTGTCCCGTCCACGGTGACTTCAAGCAGACACCTAACTCGCACCTCAACGGTTCAGGCTGTCCGGCGTGCGGTGCACGTAACGCCGACCACAAGGGTGGAGCGAAGAAGCGAGCGAATGCCACGATTAAGAAGCGTACGGAAAACTTCATCAAACTAGCTAGAGAGTTACACGGTGATAAGTACGATTATTCCTTAGTGGATTACAAAAACAGTAAATCCAAGGTTAAGATCATATGTCCCGTCCACGGAGTATTTGAACAGAAAGCGACAGGCCATGTAGACACGAACCGGGGCGGTAAAGGTTGTCCGACTTGTGGGTTACGTCGCGAGTATCCGAACGGTTACGTTTATGTGTTGTACGGTGAAGGTAAAACCAAGATAGGCATCACGCACGACCCGAAAGAAAGATTCCGTAAACTAAAAGAGCGTACGCCTTTTGAATTTGAACCCGTCGGGACGTGGTTCTGTGTTACATACGACATGACGTTCAAAGTTGAGGCGGTGCTGCATCGACACTTTGAAGAGTATTCCGCAAACCTTAAAGGGTTCGACGGAGCTAAAGAATGGTTCAACATGGCACCGTTTGAAGTCTGTGACTTACTTACCGCATTTTTAGGAGCGCCAACTAGATGAAACTAATAGACGTAGAACAGTATAGAGACGACCCAAGGCTTACCCGAGAATGGCCTCCGGTGTTCGTGCCTGAATACGAACGTCGCGTTAAACTACTTACGAAAATGCGTTCCGACCCGCAACTTTTAGCCGCTCTCAAAATCCATTACGCAGAAAACCCTGTCGATTTCATACTGGATATGACGACCTCTTACGACCCGCGGAACGCTGGCGGGGAATTACCGACTACGTTCCCTTTCATGCTTTTTGAACGTCAAGTCGAGATCGTAACCATGTTTCACGAGTGCGTAATAACTAAAAATGACGCACTAGTCGAAAAGTGTCGTGACGCGGGTATCACAATGTGTGCGTGTGCGTATTCAGTGTGGATGTGGTTATTTATGGGAGGTGTTAACATTTCTTTCGGGTCGCGTAAAGAAATGTTAGTCGACAAACTTGGTGACCCCGGCTCAATATTCGAAAAACTAAGAGCTATGATCCGTATGGTTCCTGTCGAGCTGCTACCTGAAGGATTCGACCAGCGTAAACACTTCTCGTACATGAAGATCATAAACCCTGAAAACGGGGCGCAGATAGGCGGTGAAGCAGGTGACAGTATAGGTCGTGGTTCAAGGTCTACCGTTTATTGGGTCGATGAAGCGGCCCACCTTGAAAGACCGGAACTCGTCGAAGCGGCTCTCGGGGATAACACGGACGTACGCATAGACATATCGTCCGTAAACGGTACGGGTAACGTTTTTTATCGTCGTCGTAAAGCCGGCGTCGAGTGGAAAGCGGGCGAAGAGTTACCAAAAGGTAAGACGCGCGTATTTATATTCGACTGGCGTGACCACCCAGGCAAAGACCTGAACTGGTACGACCGTCGACGCGCTAAGGCTGAAGACGAGGGTTTACTGCACGTATTCGCTCAAGAGGTCGATCGCGACTACGCGTCGGCAGTACAGGGCGTGCTTATCCCGAGCAAATGGGTTAAAGCGTGTATTGATATTCACAAGGCGCTTAACTGGCCAGAGCCTACAGGGTCGCGCGTCGCGTCGATGGACGTTGCGGACGGCGGTAACGATAGAAACAGCCTAGCGGTTAAACGCGGCTATCTTGTCGAAGCGTCCATGTGTGACGGCGGTAACGCTGACACCGTTGCGCGTCAGTATTACGCAATGTCCGACATGATAGGCGCTGACCAGTGGCGTTACGAGATTAACGGTGTCGGTGCGGGTGCTCGTGCTGCGGCCACGATGTACAATGCGAACGCGTTAGAGTCGGGACGCAGTAAAGCGTCGTTACCTGTGATCATAGGCTGGTCACCGAGTCACGCGATCATTAATCCCGCGTGTGACGTGAATACGGGCGAGAGGGTCGAACCGGGCGATAAGGAATCGATACGAAATAAAGACTTCTTTACGAACCTAAGAGCACAGGCCGCGTGGAAACTCCGCCAGCTATGCCACAACTCCTACAAAGTACGCTACGAAGGCGCGGACATATCACCGGACGACTGTATCGCCCTGTCTAGCGATATGGAAGGCCTCGACGAGCTAGTGACGGAGCTATCACAGCCGACGTACGTCACAAACCCTAATACGAACAAGATACTAATTAATAAGACGCCCGAGGGAACCACATCACCGAACAGGTTTGACGCCGTGGTCATAAACGTGTCACCTCTACGCCCCGACATTGATGAGTCGATGCACGTCGGCGGTATGGGCGCGGATAGTGTGGAGTACGTCGCGGTCGGCTAGTTGACAGCGTTACGATAACGTGTATTATTAGGATATTAAGGCGATACGCAGTGTGTCGCCAGTATAAGGAGTGACAGTGTTATGAAAGTATTTAGTCTACCCGTTTATAGGGGTGAATCTGTAGGTCAAGGTTGCGTGCGGGTTTGTGATGGCAACGGCGGGTTCGCCGTTGTTAATGAGGTGGCCGCTCCTTTCGTGGTTGAGGCAATTAACAACCATGACCGACTAGCGGGACAGGTCGTAGAGCTTAGGGAGGCTTTACAATCCCTCGTCGGTTCAGCAACCGTAAACGAAGAACAACTGAATGATTTGTTAAAGTGCGGTGATTATGGTGAGTCGGAAGCATTGTGTAAAGGTCGACAGCTATTAAATAAACTAGCCGAGTCGGACGACCGCGAATTGCTTGAAGACATTGCAAAACTAAACAAACTAGGAGCGCACCGTGACAAATAAATATACCAAAGCCGAGCAACGCCAATGGGTGCACACCCGCAGCGATTGGGAAACGAAACGCCGTGACGAGTTCGTGCCGTCTGTAGCGATCAGCGTCGGGGTAGTTCTGTTCGTCGTAGCATGTTTTAAGTTTCTGAACGCCGTTAAAATGTGGGAGGGTATGCTGTGATTAAGGTTAAGATTGCGGTAATTAGTTACGTACTATTCGCTTTTGTTTCAATGGGTCATTGGTTTGCTTTTGAGTTTGGCTCAGACGGCGGTCCCGTAAAGAGTAACGTAGTGTCGGGTGTTGTCGTTTCTATTTTTTGGCCCTCATACGTTAGTTATGTTTTATTTAAGGAGAGCGACTAGTGATTAACGCACGCAAGGAAGGTTATTACTGGGTAAAAGTAACCGAGAAAACCCAAGACCTCGGCGGTCCTAATTCGGACGAATGGGTCATTGAGTATTGGGACGGGTCAGAATGGCTGTGTTTCTATGCTGACGACGACAGTGCGTTCAGTGAGATAGACGGTCGTAGAATAGTACGGGAGGGTGCGCTGTGATTAACATATACGACGGTAAAACGCATATGGTTACGACGGACGGAAAGCAGACAAGGGTAGACGGCGAAGTGTTCTTTACGCCTAGTCGAGTAGCTTCAGCCGTTAGGCTGGCATTACACACCACGCCGTCGTAACCCTCCCCGATAATACCGTGTTATACTAGCCCTATCTCAACCGATAGGGCTTTTTATTATGGCACGCGCTACGCTTTCAGAACTGACCACACAGATAAACGCTACGATCGCAGAAAACACGTCCGGTAACATCACCGCGACGTCGTTAAACCAGTTACTCGATTACCTTACCAATAACTTATACTTACCGACCGACTCGACCGTCACGGTTAACACCACGGCAGGTGTTAAGACCTTCACGTTTGGCACGGGCTTTACTGTCACTGTGGACACCGCAACGGGCGAAGCGTCGATCGACATCACGGATAACACGCCGTTAAGCGCGTTCGGTGAAATGAACATCACGACCGACGAAACGAATACGGTTACGTTCGGCACCGGTACAACCACCACAGACGACACACTGTTACCAATCACTGAAGGTACGACCTACTTCGAAGTACCAGGATACTCTGCGGGCGTTCAGGACGGTCTAGTGTACGACTCCGGTAACGGTGGTCTACGCGCTACGATTGCGGGTACTTATCAATTCGTGGGTTGGTCCTCGGTTCGTCACAGTGTCGACGACGCAACGGTAGGCGTAGTGTTCGGCGTTAAGCGTGGCGGTGCGATTGTCTCAACGTCTCCACGTCCTACACCTGCTAAAATTGCGACCGCTGGCGACTTAGGTCTTATAAGTGGTACGGGTCTGCTCGCGCTGCAAGTTGACGACGTGGTCGTGCCGCTTATCGGTACAGACACGGAAGGCGACGTAACCATAAACAATTCAACGCTTACAGGGCATTTACTGAAGGCGTAGCGGTTGTTATTGCTTATGGCGTGATACACGTTTAAAATGTGCTTATATATGTGGAGCGACGACCACCTATAGGAACTACTACCATGGTAGATAAATTAAAAATCGGCGATCGCTCCATGCCCCGCAAGTCGGCGGTAATCGCTGCGAAAGTAAACGAGCTCATAGACGATATGAGTGCCGCGGGAGGCGGTTTCTCGCTAGGACCGACAAAGAACATTTTCGATGTGGGTTCTGGCTCACTTGCTGACGCGCAGGCTTCACTAGAAAGTTACACCTCCGGCCATTCAGGTTGGTTAACAAACTACGACGGCGATAAAAATTTATGTGTCATTCTGCTTTACACTGAAGATGGGGAGCCGACCGCTAGTTATTCGTCAAGAGTAAATGGTGAGTGGCGACTCAAGTCTACAGTAAAAGCTATTCGCGGTAGTAAAGGCGATACCGGCGATACCGGCCCTAAAGGCGATACCGGCGATACCGGCCCTAAAGGCGATACCGGCGATCCGGGTTCAGGGGATGTTGACTCTGTTGTCGCAGGGAACCAAATCATTGTTAACAATGCCGACTCGAAAAACCCCGTAGTCTCATTCGATCCAATTGTTCAGCACTTTGTCGGGGTAAGTCGCGTTACTCAAGACATCACGCAAAATACTAATGTTTCAGTTAAATTTGAAGTCGGAAAGCAGGTTGTTGGCATTAGCACCTCAAATAATGACACTGAAATTTCTGGCAGCATCGGCGGCTTGCACACCATTAGCCTGACGTTAGGGGTTGAGCCAAATTCAACATCCGTAGACCTAGAAATGTGGGTGGAAGCTTACCGTGATGGAGCTTGGCACGAGGTTGAAGACGCATCGCTAGTTATAAAGCTGCAATATGATAGAACTCCCGTCACATACACCCTCCCAGGTGTATCGCTCCTCGCTGATTGGAAGTTGAGATTTAAGATTCGCACAGCCGCGCCTAACATCAAGCTAGAACCAGACACGACACACACCGGGGCTACTGTACCAAGTGCAATGCTGGGGATCGTAAAGATTTAAGGAGCTCGACATGGCTTTAGAGACTTTTAACGTTGAAATGGTGGAGGGTGAAGACTTGGTTTACCCGCTTCGCTGGACGAACAAAGAGACCGGTGACCCGATCGACTTGACGGGTTCTCAAATATTCTTTGAAGCCGATCAATCTGAGTTCGACTTGGTGGCTAACATCACCGACGCGCTAGACGGTAAATACGAGTTCAACCTACCCGCTGCTACGACGGCGGGAACCGTTGCGGATTTACGCTGGCGCACGGTTAAGTATCTTGTCAAGCACGTATCGTCGGGCGGTATTACTACGTTCTTATTCCGCATCCATTTAACGGTGGTCGGCGCGCATGATTGAAGAATACGTTAACACCATTACAACGATCGAGATTGACGAAGACGTTACGGTACTTGAAACCACTAGAGTCGAGCTTGTTACGATCTCGACTCCGGGCGTACAGGGCGCTAAAGGTGACGACGGGATAATCGTCGCGCCATACAGTGCTGTAAGCGTTTCAAGCAGGGCAAACAAGTTAGTCATTGATACGGAAGGTAAACGGTTAATAAACCACGACGAGCATGGAAACGAAGTCGTGGGCGACACCGTTGACATAGGTGACATAAAGTATAAAGTAGACGCGCTGTACATACCCTTTGAAACGGTTGACATGAATGTCGGCGTAGGGTATTTCGACACGGACATCGATATTGCGGAAGACTGTGATATCGCTATAGGGTATGCGACGGGCAAAGCCCTCATTCATGTGGTCGTGGTTAGTGGTGTGGCTCAAATATTAAAAGGTTTTCAAGTAGGGGTGGAGCTACCGCTCGCCTTTACTTGTGAAGTCGATGCGAACGGTAAGCATCGGGTTAAGGTTGTGAATCCTGGAAACGCCGTTGATATCCGGATGAAGACATTAAAAACTAAGCTGTTTGGAGGCTTATAATGGGTATTTTAAATAATCGCGCCCTCCAGGGTGTGTCCTCTAAAGTAGAGTTAGGTACTGAAGGTTTAACCCTTGAGAACTTGACTACCTTCCTGAAACTGGCGGACACTGCGGGCGTAATGGTTCCTATTCGTCACGGCGACGGTGTGGACGCTAACGACTCGGCTACAATCGGCCAAGTTCAGGCTCAAATTGACGCGTTGGTTGATAGCTCGCCAGCGACACTCGATACGCTTCGTGAGATCTCTGAATTCTTCCAGAACTCGGATGACACTATCGCAGCTAACCTTGTGTCACTTGGCGCTGAACTTAACCAAGATGTTGTTGACCTATGCACGCTATTGGGTATTTCAGAGAATGCTACGAACTATACTAATGAGTTTGACGGCGGCGTTATTCGCGCAAACCCTAAGTTAATCGAAGCAATCACTGACCTTAACGTTAACTTGAAAACTATCGTTGATAACATTGGTACTCGTAACGCTACGGCGGACGGTATTTCACTGGATTCCGGTAAGCTTCGTGCTGCTACTGTTAACCACGATGTACTGTCAGTTAACATCGGCCCTGCTTTTGCTGATGACAACTTCCTGACTCGTTGTGTAGTCAAAGTCACTGAAGCATTCAGCTCAGGCTGCGGTAGCTTGACTATCTCAGGCTTTGGTTCTGTAGATGAAGCTGATCTAGGTGTGACTCAGACTATCGTCCTAGACACTGGTACGCGCGCTAACAACTTTGTTGACGGTTCGTTCCAAGGTGTTGCTACACTGGACGGTACATGTGTTGCCGGTAAAGCTATCGTGCACATCGAATCTATCCCTGTGTAGTAGTCAATTAGCAATGTACAAGCCCGCCGCGTGCGGGCTTTTTTTTATATGAGTAAGGCGATAAAATCGTCCAGTATTAAATCCAATCTAAACGCGACCTCAAGCACTAGTAAAGCTACAACAATGTAATGCGTGATCATTGTTTAATTTAAAACCTTCTTGCTTATCCTATTAACTCTACTATTACATGCAAGTGTAACACATGTCAACAACCTAACACCGTGTTATACTACGAACAATATTAATTTTCAGGGCGTCCGTAATGGCAGACCAAGATCAATTCGAACCGGTAGCGGTCGCGGGATATGAGCACAGCGGTAGTTATGGCAAAATCGATGTAATCGACGAGTATCAGCCGGAGCTACGCGGGCGTAAAGGCCGTCGAACTATTCGACAAATGACAAACGACGAGACGATCGGGGCTATGCGCT